TAGCCTTTCTTTGCCTTCGCTGGTGAACTTTGTTTGAACAAATGGTATCCGAGAAACGAATTGAATCCCCTCAACTATCTGTCCAGTTGGCTTGTGAATCGCTTGCCCATCGTGTTCTTCGATGTCAGAAAGTATGCGTATTTGAGCCTGTTCACGCACCCGGCTGACAATCGAATGAGGTTCAATGGATTCAACAAACTGCGCAAAAGCATCTTCATTAAATACTGTTGCCTTTGCTTCTGGCTCAATGAGTACGCATTTGGCTATGTCCTCATCGCCTAATTTGGCTTTTACCGCATCTGCTCCGGTGTTAGCCATTGCATCATAGAATTCAGCCCTAAGACGGTCTTTCGCAGCCTTCGCAGCCTCGGCGATTACACTCGCAGCCGCCAACTCTAGTGCGAGCCTTTTCAAATCGTTCATTTTGTGCTCCCTCGTTCAATTTACATTGCAAGCAGATTTGCTCGCCCAACTTGTATTTACCACATTTGCAGAGTTGAAGATCTACCCATAATTCCTTCAATTCTTCCGATGCCCTCATTATGTTTCCATCTTCGCAGTTTTCACACATTAGAAGATAGAGCAGCTCATCTTGATAAACGTGGCGATCCAAAATGCGATGCGGTCGATTGTTCTTGCATCTACGACATTTGAAAATCACCACGCCATCAAGATGTGGAGCGCCTATTGGCATATTCACGAGTAGTGCTCCTGAATCAATTTGGCAACGGTATTTATTGATATTGACTTTTTTCCTGTCGAACTAACGGATTCAAAAAGATCAATAATACGCATTACAAAATTATTGTCTTTGTTGGCTTGTTCAGTAAGCAATAGAGAATTTTTTGCAGCTCCATTGCAATAAATGCAAACCTTTTCTTCTAAGTCCTCCCAATCTATATTCATTCGACATCTGCCCTTGTCAGTGGTGGTGTCCATTTACCGTTTGTTGGATCTTGTTTATACCAACGTGGTGGACATTGATTGGCTTTGTTTTTCTCGATACAGATGTAGCCGTGATATGGCTTACCCGTTTTTCCCATTCCTTGTTTGAGGATCATCGCACCGTGAAAACAGACTTCATCAGTTGCAATCACTTCAGCGTTTAGCGCTTGCGCGATTTCTGCAACGTCCCATTGAACTGGTTCAGGCTTATTTGCCACCGGCTTTTCTTGTACTTCTTCTGAAACTGGTGGCACTGCGCGTAATACTTGTCGCGGCTTTTCCACATCGACCGAGCCAAGCGGTTTAGCAGCAAACCCAGCTGCATATAAGCAACGTCCCAAAGCCGAAGTTTCAGCCTTAGCCAGAGAATACTCATCCCGTGCCGGTTCAAAACCAAGTCCAGTAACGAAAGGTTTCTGATCGGCTTCTGTTCGGTATAACTCTCCGATAACGACCCATTGTTTGTCATTTGTGAACTCTCTACTAATCCACGAATACCATCGGTAATCTGGGAATTGTTCTCTGAATCTTGCAAATCGTGTAACTACTGCTTCATAAGTCGATGGATCGAACATCTTCTAATCTCCCTTGTCCTTTTGCGTACTCAAGTTGCTCTTTTAGCAGCCAAAACTCGGTTTCAAGATCTCCGCGATCATTGACTTTCACGTCCCAGTTTTGAACCTCATCGGCGCAAGATTGGCAATAAAACCGCACTCGCCCTTTTCTTCCTGGCATCACTGACTCACATCGCCACACTGCTGGCGTTTGTGCCTTGATGTGCCAAGATCCGTCTTTGTACTGACCCCATCTCAATTTGCAGTAATCACAATATTGATGGCGGTTGGTGTTTCTAGTCAGACTCATCATCCTCCCAATCTCCAAACTCTCCCATTTGGATCGCGGAAGCCAACGCAACGTATGCAGCGCCATCGACATACGAATCGAAATGTGAACGATCTCCATTTGTGATTCGTGCGATTTTGAGGATTGCAAGACACAACGCCAAGTCAGATGGGTGTCTGAAATCCAAACCAAGAGTCCGGCAGACTTTGGCGGCACGTACGAGAGTGCGCCCTGCACTACCGTGTGTGTCTGACCTTTTATCAATCGCAGATATGGATTCATTTAACTGCTCGATTGCTAGTGATTCGATACTTGTTCGCATCTCTACTCCCATCTCTGTATCCGTTTGCGTGACCCCATACGTAGATCCGGTGCATTATGAAAGACACCGAAAGAATTAGAATTAATTGATCAGCCATAGCCCATTGAAAGAAGTCACTCATAATGATCAGCCACCTGATACGTGTCTAACCAAAATGACTCAATGTCTGCTGTTTTTAACCGACCACGCAGTTGCGGTTTACCCAACTTTTCACGTGTGTATTTGCGAATTACAGCTGCTTTGACGAACCGTTTTCCGTCCGAGTAAGCACCCGATTCTTCATCAAACCGAATTGGCATTTTGCTCCCATTCTGAAACCCCGAATTGGAATTTCAAATGGAATTAAACTCCTCGAATTCGAATTTGTCTATTCTGGGAAATGAACGCGTGTCGCATCCTTAATGTGGAGATACCCAATCTCCTTAGTAATCCAATCCCTACCCACGTGTTCAGTGGTTCGTGGAAGGCGCTTCAAATGCCATTCTGGAGCGTTTATAGCCCCTAAATTCCAAGCCCACGTACCTTTTGGCGTGGAACAGACATAAAGCGTTCCTAGAGCCTCTGAAGCCCTTTTATCGGCTAGTGCATCCCATTTTGGTCGTTCAATCAAAAGTTCATCGTAGTGCGTATGCCGGCACTTGAGTTCGATGATGGTGTTATGTTCGGCGGTGAAGCAATCCCATTTATCAAATTGTTCTGACTTAACTAGATCGGGAAAATATCCTTTGAGTTTCTCGAATAACTCGGCTTCGTTAATCGTCATCCTCATCATCTTCAGGGTCGTAGATGGGAATTTGTTCGGATGGTGGATTTGGAATCATCCAGTTGGGTAAAGCATCCTTATCCAAAACAAAAGCCATTGCCACTTCGTGTTTGAATCCGGCATTTAGTAAAGCGTTGTAATACTCATTTTGCGCTATCGCGTAAACGTCAATAGCAGTGAGTATGTTTTGGTTTTTAGCGCCGCGCCGTTTTCTTGCGACCTTTTTTCGTTTTGGTGGCATAAGGGGATTTTACTACTGATCCAAGCAGTGCCAGCATTTCAACCTGCGTGTCCTCGATCCTACGGATTCGGTCGTTCATCGAATTGCCACCATTGGGAATCAGTTCCCGAAGGTATGACTTGATTAAGAACCTCAACCCGGCAAAAAGAGCAGCAGCAGTACCGGCTATCGAAGCCGCTATCGGAGCCCAATCTTTTACACCCATTTGTCATTTGCCCCTACGCCGAAATCCTTATCGTCTGGATTGATGGCTCGAAGAATTGGTGCAGCAACAGCCACGAGAGCTGCTGTGACGATTTGTTTGATGCTAGCGTCTGGGTTAGCGAGATACGTGCTTATTACAGCCACAAAGAGCGCACGACTGTACGACTGGAACGCTTTCATTAGATTCTCTGCTTTCACCTTTTCCTCCTAGCATTGGTATATCAAATCGGGCGATTGAGTTATCGCCCAACTCAGTGAAACTTATGTGAATGTGATGCTCGTGCGGATTCAATCCGGTGTACGGCTTCCATTCAAACTTTGATTTTTGTGATGCGATGTTTTTGTTGAAAATTATGTACTTTATTCGTTTATCGGTTTTTGCACATATACGCAACTGATCCGCAAGATCGAACGCTGCCGATTTGTGGGATCGTAAATCCTTATCGATGTCAATGGCGCGTACCCAGCCATTTGCATCAGGATTATGGTCAGACACGCGAGCCGAATGACGGGAATCACCGATCCATCCATCACTAGATCTATCTCTGTCAAGGAAACTATCATCGATCATTTCTCGCAAAGTTTTCCCGGCTGCGCAAAGTTTTGGTTTCAAATTGACCACCATCCATCTGACTTAGCATTTGGGTTGGCTAATTTCCACTCCGCATTTAATTGGTTTTGATATTGCCAATTTACCGAATGATTATGGTTAGGATCCGCACACATTATGAAAGCAGTAGTTTTGCTTCTTCTTCTGTAATACCTAAACGATTAAGCAACTCAGTTTTTTGAGCAACCTTTTGATTCTCTTCTTCGATTTTTTGTAATTTGGCGATATAGGCTTCTGCTCGGCTCAAAATAACCAAATTATAATCTTCTTCTTCAAGATCGAAATAACCAGTTTCTTCGTTACCTTCTTGAAGAGTAGGAAATTTTGTTTCCATTAATTTGATTGCTTCATTTAATGTGATCATTATGCGGTAGCCAATCCGTAGGTTGTAATGATTCCGTAAATGTTTGTAGTTGCTGCTGAAACGCGAATTCCAGTGATTGTGTTTGCTGTTGAATCCAGACCACCACCAGCAATTTGCGTACCAAAAGTTTCAATGTTCGTGCCGGTACCGTGCCACATTGGCTTCTCGGCAGCGTTTCCTACTTTTTGGAAATGGAGTGAATATGAAGAAGGATTTGTAGAAGTACCACTTCGATCACTTAAATAAAATGAACTCGTATTTGAGGAAGCGTAATTTGTTTGTGAACCAGCGGAATTTATTCGCATAGCGCAACCATAATAACCGCTTGTTATTGTCGTTGATCCTGCTCGCATTTGGAGATAAATATCATCGGTTCCGTCACCTGAGTAAAAATATTCAAAAACGACAATATAAGATTTATATGTGGAAGAAAAAATACTGTCGATATTTTGTCCAGCAACGTTTGAAAACGTAGTTCTGTTAATAAACGTCAAACCAGATGACGACACTGCCGGTGTTGCCCAAGTTGGTACACCACCCGAAACCGTCAATACTTGATTTGAAGATCCTATCGCTAAACGCGCCGGAGTATTTGCAGACGATGCGTAAATCAAATCACCGGTTGTCGTCGTCAAAGTGTTATTTATAACACCAGTCAAAGTATTGGACGAAGCAGAAATAGTTTTATTAGTCAAAGTATCAGTCGTTGCTCGACCCACCAAAGTATCCGTCGAAGTTGGTAATGTCAGAGTTCCAGTGTTACTTATTGATGAAATGATTGGTGAAGTCAGAGTTTTATTTGTCAGAGTCTGGGCAGTGGTTTTATCGACTGTTGTTGCAGTATCAATTGAAAGTGTTACCGCTCCACTTGTCCCGCCACCTGATAATCCTGTTCCAGCAGTTACACCGGTAATGTCACCTTGATCATTATTGATCCAAGTAAATGCCATATCCGTTCCATTAGTTTTGGAAAGAATTTGTCCAGCCGTGCCGCCTTTCAGCTGCGCCATTGATGTATCAATTCCACCGGCAAGTGTTCGGATTGCCGAAGCGCCATCCTTGACGTAATCGGTATCTGCTGGGGTTGTCCAGCCAAAGTTTGTTGTGCTAGGCATTAGGCTACGGCTCCAATCGCGGTTTCCCACGTAAGTGTACTAGATAACGTGTTCCAAGCCTCTGAGGCGCTTACGCTTTCCCATTTGACTGAAACAAGTGAATACGGTGTTGGTGAAGCGTTAAAGGTTAGCGATAGACCATTGACCGTTGATCTAAATGTCCATCCTTCAACGAAACCTTCGAACTGTCCTCCCACGATATTTTGCGGAAGGTTGGTGATGCGAACTGGCATCCCCATAAAGATATTGAGCAAAGCATCCCGGTCGGTGTTGTCAATTTCTGGAGATCCGACTGGAAATGTGATTGAGTCAAATTTGGCATTTGGATAGGCACGAAGGTTGATGTATCGGTCGGCGATGGTTTGAGCATCGGTCGGACTATGAATCAAAGAATTGATGGTTTCGGCTTGAAGTCCATAGGCAGTAATTGAGGCGGTGCTCGTTGAAGTCTTTTGGCTGCCGAAGTTGTTGCCATAATTAATGGCTATTTGATTGCGAATATCACCGGATCGAGTAAGTGTGCGGATTCCCTGCCAAAGAGCATCATTAGCGCTTAAATCGATATATCCGTTATTTGCTAGATAATCTTGTCTGTGTGCGGCATCGGCATAACCAACGTTCCCGTTAGCATCTTCGTAGAGATAGCCAAGACCAGATTGAGCAATAGCAGAAGCCAAAGAATAAATATCGGTTTCGCTTGACGAACGATTCTCCATCGTAAATTGTCCAGGAGTATCGATCTCACCAAGTCCAACGTTTCCTGCATTTGCCCAAGTTGTCGTTGCTACGAAATCGTTCCACGTAAACGCTGGATTTACTTCGCTCCAAGAATTAAGCAATAGGCTTGCCAATAATGTGTAAATCTGGTTGCCATCTTTATCTTGCGACAAAATGCCAGTCGTGATTGCTTTTGGCAATTTTGACAAAGCGCCTAGAGCAGTGACTTGTGCGCTGGTTATGTATTGAACTGATCCAGCAGCTCGAACTGCTTCGGTCAAGTCAGTTACGTAACCACCGAATAAAGCGATATAAGCGCCAGATGAATCTTTGACTTCGATTCGAATTGATGATCCAACATTGAACGTAACTGCTTCATTGGTGTAATTAAGGATTTCGAATTGGCAATATCCGGCACGTGGTTGAGTGTTGATGTCGGTGCGACCGGAAGTGATAACAAGATTATTAACCGTTACTGATTCGTAAGTGGTTGAATCAACCGTAACGCGCCAAATCGGATTCCAAAGAGTCATATCACGCCATTAATGCGGTATTCGAACCAGCACCACCGCGAGCGACTGAAGAGTTGAGAACATCGATGATTTGGCGAGCAGTCGATTCTGGATCGATTGCGCCCGTTACATTGATGTAAGTATCTCCGGCATACTCACCGCGACCGACTGCTCCCATTGGAACGCTCACACTACTTACGGCGGCTGCTGCTGCTATAGCTGCTGTTGATGCATTTGACGTTGATGGAGTGCTGACAGTTGGCGCACTTACGGAAGGAACGGTAATTGTCGGAGGTTTAACGGTGGGAACCGTGGCGCTTACA